ATTACCTCCCAGCGGTTAGTCCATGGCAATCAAGCCGAATTAAACAAGCAAGTCTTATCGGCGGTTAAATTGCCGTTCAAGGACGGCGGTTGGTATTTAGGACGTAAGGCATCAGCTGCAACGATCTGCGCCACGGTTGGCATGGCGATGGTGTCTCACTTTGCGACACGACCTGACTCAGAAGTGGACATCGTGTTGGGTTGATTATGCTATAATTTTATGCTAATGGCACTCAGAGATTTCTTCGCAAAGGCTCCTGAACCGGTAGGGCTTACGGTAGACGCAGCTGCAACTCCGGCACCTTTTAATAACTCAATCCAAAGTTTATTTTATCCTTTGGGAACTGCTAATCGTCAGCAAGCGATGGCAGTACCAACAATTGCAAGAGCGCGTAACATCATCTGCTCTACAGTTGCATCTTTACCATTAGAGCAAAGAATCAAATCTTCCGGAGTACGAGTTGAACCCAACCGCGTAATTAACCAACCAGATTCACGCGTTCCCGGATCATCTATCTATTCATACATCGCTGAGGATTTACTATTTTACGGCGTGGCGTATGGACAAGTAATGTCAATGTATGCAGATGGACGCATCCAAGAATGGACACGCGTTTCACCAGATCGCGTCACTTATACAACAAACTCAAACAATACTGAAATCGTAGGATACTCAGTTGATGGAACTGCTGTTCCTTCAATGGGCGTTCGATCTCTTGTTGTGTTTAATGGTTTGGATGAAGGTTTCTTATCTCGCGCAGGTCGCACAATTCGCGCAGCAGTTGCATTAGAAAACGCATCAGAGGCTTTTGCTAAAGAACCTGTACCAATGATGGTTCTAAAGTCAAATGGAACAAATCTTACTAACGAGCGTATTGGCAAATTGCTTGAAGCCTGGCGCGTAGCCCGCAGCACTCGGAGTACAGCATTTCTTAATGCCGACGTTGAATTGCAGGCTATGGGAATTGATCCTAACAAACTACAACTCAATGAAGCACGTCAGTACGTTGCTTTAGAGTTATGTCGAGCAGCTGGATTGCCTGCATACTTTGCATCCGCTGAAACTACCTCGATGACTTACTCAAATGCTATTTCAGAGCGTCGTTCATTGGTTGATTTCTCATTACGTCCAATCTTGACTGCAATTGAACAACGTTTATCTATGCCGGATTTTGTGGGTCAAGGCAATGAAGTGCGCTACGCGTTAGACGACTTCCTACGTGGCAATCCTTTGGAGCGCGCACAAGTTTACGAAATCCTAAACCGAATTGGCGCGATGAGCGTTGATGAAATCAGACAACAGGAGGACTTGTTATCATGAAAATAACAATGCCGGTAACACTTACAGCAAGCGATTCTGAATCACGCATCATCGCGGGTCGTATCGTTCAATGGGATTCAGTTGGTAATACATCTGCTGGACAAACTGTATTTTTGCCAAACTCAATTACTTTTAGCAAGAATACGAAGCTCGTACTTGAACATGAAATGACTAAACCGATCGGAAAGCTCGTCGAGTGGTCAGAGGATGAATCAGGCATAACAGCTTCGTTTAAAATCGCTAAGACAACAGCAGGTAATGACGCATTAGAAGAAGCTGCTACTGGACTTCGTTCAGATTTCAGCGTTGGCGTTAAAGTAGATGCATGGGATAACAAAGAAGGCGTAATGGCTATCAGCGCATCGAAATTAATTGAAGTTTCACTCGTAACTGAGGGAGCAATCCCAGGTGCGGAAGTGGAAAAGGTCGCAGCTACCGAAACACCTGGTACAGCAGCAACCGAATCAAACCCGGAGACTCAGATCGAGGATCCTAAGACCGAAGGAGATGACCTAGTGTCAGAAACCGTTTCAGAGGCAGTATCAACCGAGACGGTTGAAGCTGCAAAGTCAGAGGTAACAGCAGCGGCATCACGCCCAGTCTTTTACACAAATCCACGCGTCAATCTTGACGTTACAGCAGGTCAGTACGCAATGGCACAGATCCAAGCATCACGCGGAGATGCAGATGCTCGCGATCTAGTTGCAGCTCTACAGGTTGCAACAGTTGCAGAAAACACAGGTATGGTTCCACCTAACTACCTACGCGATGTAATCGGCGTAATTGATAACTCACGTCCATTCATCGATTCAATCGAGCGCGCAGCGCTTCCAGCATCAGGCATGAAGGTTTTCACACCTAAGTTGGGAACAAAGGCAACTGTTGCTCTTACAGCAGAAGGCGCTGAGTTTTCATCAACAGACACAACAGTAACCTTCCAAGAGGATACAGTTGTTAAGTTTGCAGGCGCTGGCATCATCGATGTTGAGTTGCTTGACCGCTCAGACCCAGGATTCCTAGATCTCTACCTACGTGAGTTGGCAGAATCTTACGCAATCAAGACAGATGCATACGCAGCTCAGATTGCATCACAGAACGCAACAGCATCATCAGCAGCAACAATCTACGCAGCTATTGCAAAGGGTATTGCTGACTCATACGGCGTAATGCGTTCAACACCAAATCGTCTACTTGTTGCAAACACAGGTGGCGAAGATGGTATCGATTTCGCTGGTCTACTAGCAGCAGTTGATGGCTCAGGTCGTCCACTATACGCAGCAGCAGCACCATCAAACGCTAACGGTCTCGTAACACAGGGATCAACATCCGGCACAATCGCAGGTCTTGGACTTGTTGTTGATGCTAACTACACAGGCGATGACGCAAACGCAAAGCACGCTTTGGTTTACCCATCAAACGCAATGCGATTCCATGAGAGCAACAAGATCGAACTTCGTGCAAACGTTGTTGCAAACGGTCAGGTTGAAATTGGTCTATACGGATACGTCTGCGTTGTAAACCGTTACCCAGCAGCTTTCCGTAAGCTAAACGTAGCGTAGTCAATTAATCATGGGGGGGCGGTTGCTCCCGATCGCTCCCCCAGCAGTTTAGAGAGGATGAAATGCCAAGTATTGTTACAGCAACACAGTTGAGAAAAGTGCTTGGTGTTTCGTCTGCTCTTTACGACGATGCTTATCTCGATGACATCATCGACACATCTGAGGCAGTTATTTTGCCTTTGCTTACAACTTTTTCATCACCAGTTGCCAAGGTTTCGCTGACTGATAATGTCGCAACCTTTACAACAGTAGGAATCCATGAGTTTACCGAAGGACAGTCAGTTGTCATCGCAGGATGCGGAACTCCATTTAACGGCACTCGAACAGTCAATGCTGATGTCGATGCATACACATTTACAGCAGACATCACTAACGCCGATGTCCTCGAACGCAATGTCATCCCTAGCGGATCCGCAACACTTACAGGCGCTGCTACTTATGTCGGAGTCGCTGCGGTTGAATCAGCGATCCTTGTAGTTTCAGTTGAAGTATTCCAATCTCGTACTGCTCCTGGTGGTCAGATTGAAGGCGTAGATTTTGCTCCGTCTCCTTATCGTATGGGACGCAGCTTGTTTAACCGCGTTGTAGGTCTACTTGGACCATACATCGATGTTGAGACGATGGCACAATAATGCCAAGCACAATCCTCTCAGCCGTTCGCACTCCTCTTGCTACAGCATTATCCGGAGTTACTGCAAACGTATTTAGTTACGTTCCAGAGTCCGTTCCGGTTCCTGCTGTTGTTCTCGTTCCGGATTCTCCATACATGGAGTTTGAGACAATTGGCAAGAGTACCTTTCGAGCAAAGTTGAATTACACAATTACTTGCTGCGTTGCCTATAACAGCAACCCGGCATCTCTTGATAACATAGAACAACTAATAACAAGCGTTGTGGCGGTTATTCCAACTGGATACGATGTCCAAGTGGTTGATCGACCAACAGTTACAACGGTAGGCGCTAGTAACTTGCTAGTCGCGGACATACGCGTATCCACCTGGTATACGCAGACGGCATAAGGAGAAAACCCAATGGCAACAACAGTTATCACGGGTCGCGACCTAACTCTAACCATCGCTACTACAGCGTACGATGCTCAGACAACTAGCGTCACACTCGTAAACAGCCCAACAATCGATGTCTACCAGACACTCGATGGCAAGGCTTACAAGCACACAGACGATCAATGGACTCTTAACGTAGAGTTGTTGGCTGACTGGGGTGCGGTCTCATCACTATTTGAAGCAATGTGGACTGCAGCTGATACTGCACCAAACACAACTCTTGCTGTATCACTAACAGCAGTTACAGGCGCTGTATTTACTTGCAACGTCTTGCCAGTATTCCCAACAATCGGCGGAGCAGCACCAGGCGCTCAGACTGATACTTGGGCGCTAACAGTCGTTGGCACACCAGCAGATACATTTAGTTAAAATCTAACAACGGGAGCATAAGATGAAACTACCAATAACAATTACATACAACTCAGGCGACTCAGCAACTTATACTGCTCAGCCACCAGAGTGGGCGAAGTGGGAACGTGAAACAAAGAACACAATCTCTCAGGCGAACGACAAGATTGGCGTTTGGGATTTGTTGTTTTTGGCTTATCATGCTTACAAGCGCGAAAACGCTGGAAAGCCTGTTAAGTCTTACGAGATCTGGTCTGAAACCGTTGCTGATGTAGCGGTTGGAGACGATAACCCAAAAGTCACCCAGCCGGAAGCGTAGGACGGATCCTCGTAACTCTAGCAATAGAGACGGGGATTCCTATGCAGTACTGGGAGACGGCAGAGGATGTTTTAACGGCGATAGAGATAATTAAGGAGCGGTCGGATGGCAGATGATCTCCTTGGTGAGAGAAACTTTATCGCTTATGAAAAGAAAGACTTACGAGCAATTACAAAGGCTTTCAAAGGAATGTCCGATGAAGCCTTAGATGCAGCTAAACAAGAATCTTCAAACCTTGCACAATTTGCAGGCGACAGGATTCGTCAAGCTGCTGGATCAGCGCCTAACCCACAAGTGGCAAAGCGTATTGCAGATGGCGTAAGGATTTCCAAGTCATCAAAGATTGGTGAGTTGTCATTTGGTTTTGCATCACAGCGTTTTAGCGGTGGAGCAACAACTCAATGGAACGCAGGCACACAAGGCGGTAACGGTCTTTTAGCCGGTGCTGAGTTTGGTGCTAAAAAGTACAAGCAATTCCCGGCACGATCTCCAAGATACGGCAAGCGAGGCAACGAAGGTTATTTCATTTATCCAACGTTGCGTCAGATCCAGCCTCAACTTGTAGCCCAATGGGAAGAAGCATTTAGCAGGATTTTGAAGGAGTGGAATTAATGGCTGGCAGTAGAACCCTTAAACTCTCGATCCTTGCTGATGTTGATGACCTTAATAAGAAGTTAAAAGCAGCCAACACAGATGTAGAAACTTCTGCTGACAAGATTACCAAATGGGGCAAGGCTGCTGCTGCAGGTTTTGCTCTTGCAGGCGCAGCTGCTGTTAAGTTTGGTTTGGACTTTGCCAAGGCTGCTGCTGAGGACATTGCAGCGCAAGAGAAGTTAGATGAAACCATTCGCGCAACCACTTCTGCTACAGATGCTCAGGTCGCAGCGGTAGGCGACTGGATCACTAAAACATCAGTTGCCATTGGTATTACGGACGATCAATTACGTCCAGCCTTTTCTCGTTTAGTCCGTAGCACAAAAGACACCGAGGAAGCCCAGAAATTACTTAACCTTGCCATGGATCTTAGTTCGGCGACTGGTAAGCCACTAGAAGCCGTTACAAACGCTTTGGGCAAGGCTTACGATGGAACCTTTACATCCCTTAACAAACTGGGCTTAGGTATTGATGAAAGCGCAATCAAGGCAAAAGACTTTGATGCCATCACAAAAGACCTTGCAGATACTTATGGATCATTTGCTGAGAATGAGGCAGAAACTGCTGCCAAGAAGTTCGAGCGTATTAAGATTGCAACTGATGAGGCTAAGGAAGCAATTGGTGCTGCTTTGCTCCCAGTTGTTGAAAAGATCTCAGACTATCTACTTACAACCTTTATTCCTAACCTTAATTCTTTAATTAATGGTTTAACTGGTGAAGGCAGTCTTGCCGATGCTACGGCTGATTCAACCGACAAAGCCTACAAATGGGGACAACAGATCCAAAAGATTATTAAGACCGTTATTAACTTTAAAGATGAGTTAATCGCCGTTGCTGCCGTTATTGGTACAGTCTTTGTTGTTTCAAAGATTACAGCTGCTGTTACTGCAACTATTGCCGTTATCCGCACTTTGATTACTGCTTACAACGCTTTGAAGGCATCTGCAATTGTTGCTGGTGTTGCCTCAGCCTTTGCCCTGAATCCTTTGCTCGGTGTTGGTGCCACGGCTCTTGCAGCTGGTGTTTTGGCTGGTGCCAATGCTTTGGCTAATCGAGGCAATGGCGATCTACCAGAAGCGCCATCGACAGGCTCTATTCCTTTTGCCTCAGGCTTTGCTCCAAGCCAAGGCGGTACTTATGTGCCACCAGTTGTTACAACAACAGGAGGCGGAACAGGTAGCACTTCAACAGGTGGTGGCGGTGTTTCAACTGCTGTTCAAGTAGCGGCATCAGCTGCTGCATCAACCGTTGTTGGTTCATTTAATGCTGGATCTTTCCGTTTGGCAGAATCTGCATCCATGGCACCTGTTTACAACATCAACGTAACAGGAGCCTTGGACAAAGAAGGCGTAGCCCGTCAGATCGTCGAGATTATTAATGAGTCCTCATACCGCGGTGGCGGTGGGGCTGGATCGGCTCTATTGCTATGAGTCAATGGACTCCCGAATGGTCGGTAACAATTAATGGCGGTGGAGACTATACAAACGTCACTCTTGCCAATCTAACAATTACCTCTGGTCGTCAAGACATTTACTCTCAGCCTTATGCAGGTTACTGCAACGTTGAAATTATTAACCTTGACCAGTCACCTATTGTTATGGACATTAATGACCAGATTACAATCAAAGTCAAAGACTCAACTGGCACCTTTGTAAACCTCTTTGGTGGCTTTGTTACAGACATCGATGTAGAAGTCATACAAGCCTCATCTACGACCGTTTCAGAGTCCATCAAGGTAGTTGCCTTGGGTGCCTTGTCAAAACTGCCTAAAACCCTCACAGATGGCGTTTTAAGCAAGGATTTTGACGGCAATCAGATCTACACAATTCTAAGTCAAGCCCTGTTTAATACTTGGAATGAAGTTCCAGCAGCTACTACTTGGGCAACCTACGATGCAACTACAACATGGGAAAACGCTGAGAACTCTGGACTTGGTGACATTGATCAACCAGGCGATTATGAATTAACCGCCCGATCATCTAACACAACAGACATTTACAGCCTTGTATCCTCTTTGGCTACTTCTGGACTTGGTTATCTCTATGAAGATTCACAGGGCAGAATCGGTTATGCGGACAGTACTAGACGCAGCTCTTATCTAATTGCCAACGGTTATGTGGATCTAACTGGTAATCACGCTTTGGCTAGAGGCATCCGAACATCTAAGCGATCAGGTGATGTCCGTAACAATGTGACTATCACATACAAGTCTAATGCCCAAGAATCTGCCTTGGATGCTGAATCTATTGCCATTTACGGGCAACAGGCTTACCAGATTACAACCTCATTAGAGCATGATTACGATGCACTTGCTCAGGCTGAGTTTTACTTAACTTTGCGCGCTTTCCCACAGGCTCAATTTAAGTCCATCACTTTCCCAATTAGCAGCCCTGAGATTGATGATACAGACAGAGACTCATTACTAAGCGTGTTTATGGGTATGCCGGTAAACATTACCGAATTACCTACAAACATTACCAATGGCGAGTTTCAGGGTTTCGTTGAGGGCTGGACTTTCAGCGCTGGATACAACTCGCTCTATCTGACTTTGACGGTATCTCCAACGGCTTATAGCCTCCAGGCTATGCGCTGGAACGGAGTGCCAGTTACGGAAACTTGGAACACAATTAACACAGACCTAGAATGGATTAACGCTACAATAGTAGCCTGATAAAGGAGAAACATGGCAACCACTACTAACTACGCTTGGGAAACCCCAGACGATACCGATCTCGTCAAGGACGGCGCAGCTGCTATTCGTACACTTGGCTCCTCGATCGATACAACTACAAAAGCGTTAAATCCATCAACGACTCTTGGTGACATTGAATACCGTTCATCAACGGCTAATACCAATACTCGTTTAGGCATTGGCACAACGGGACAGGTTTTGACTGTTGCTGGTGGCGTACCATCATGGGCTACTCCTGGTGGGGCTAGCTTAGGATTAAGTTTGATTTCTAGCGGAAGTTTATCCGGGACTCAAATGACTTTTAGCGGTTTAACCCAAGATACTTTAATTTTATTTTGGCAAGGTGGTCAAACCTCAGCTGCATCGGCTGATGTGCAAATCACTTTAAATAATGATACTGGAACAGATTACGCTCAATTTTATGTCGCCCAGGATGATTCATTGAATCTAAATCCAGCAGGCACTCCACAAACTTACATTTACAATCCAGGTGCCAAAAGCAATAAAATTGGTTATTTAAAAATAATTAACGGTAAATCAAGCACTACAAAAAAACAAATTTCTTATTTAATGGGAAGTCTTAGTTCGCAATACCAACAAGGTTATGCGACTTATGATGGCGCAGCAGTAACAAGTTTGGAACTTAAATTATCTGGTGGATCATGGAACGCTGGAACTTTTGAATTATGGGGTGCATAAAATGGATTTTATTTATGAAATCAATGTAACAACTGGTGAAGAAAAAGAGATTCCATTAAGTGCAACACAAATAAAAGAACGAGAAGCTGAATCTAAAATCACATTGGCAAGGATTAAAAAAGAAGAAGAAGCTGCTCAAGCAAAAGCAGCTGAAAAGGCTGCTTTGCTTGCAAAATTAGGCATTACTGAGGATGAGGCTAAACTTCTCCTATCATGAAGCCACGTTTATCTAAATCAGCAGTCCAGTTAAGGGAGCAGATTGATGATGCCTTCCCAGATAGAGATCGCACAAGCGATGGCTGGATCGGCGATGTCCGTCACTCTGCGCGCAAGTCAGATCATAATCCTGATGAGCAGGGCTGGGTACGTGCTATCGACATCGATCGTGATTTATCCGGCAAAGCAAAGCCTGACATCATGCCCGATCTTGCTGACCAGATTCGTCTTTATGGAAAGAAGCATCCAAAGCGAATCAGTTACGTCATCTTTGACGGAAAGATCGCATCATCCAAAAGGCGCTGGGCTTGGAGACCTTATGACGGCATTAATAAGCACCGTCATCACCTCCACGTTTCGTTTACTAAAGCAGCTGATACAAATCCTGACTTCTACCAAATCCCGTTACTAGGAGGCACCGCATGAACATAAAGAACCCTTACTTACTAACCGCTGGAGCATTTATTGCTGCATGGGCTGGATCTGACTTTGCATTAGATCACCGTGCAATCTTGTTTGCGATCCTATCCGGTGTATTTGGATACGCCACTCCTAAGAAAAAGTGACGGCTAATGACTGGGCGGGATTGGTTCTCGCTATTGCCTCGACGCTTGGCATTGTTGTTGGCGGTTTGCGTTATCTGGTTCGCGGTTGGTTGTGGACTCTTACGCCGAATGGTGGATCATCTCTCTCAGACCGATTGGCAAGAATAGAGACACGCCAAGAACAAATGATGGAATTGCTTAAGAAGTAGAGGACACTTATCCACATGGCAAGAAAAGCAACTAAGGCGCTAGAGGATCAAGGTTATTCAAAACTCGATGCTTACTGTATTGGAATGTACGAGTTTGCTCAAAGCCTTAAGCGCGCTGGTTTCTCTGAGGAGGACGTGCTAGGCATTATCATCGAACGTGGTGCTTATCCAGGTTGGTTATTGCCAGATCCAATCGAACCAGAAAAACTGGGCGATTATGAAGATGACGATGAGGACTAATGACAGTCAAAAGAATTGCTTGGATTTCAGACATTCAAGCCCCGTTCTTTCATGAAGCAGCAGTCAAGAATCTAGGCAAGTTTTTAAGGGCTTACAAGCCTCACCAAACTATCTGCATTGGTGATGAGATTGACCTCCCTCAACTGGGAGGCTTTGCTCAGCCTTGGCAAGAGGTTGAAGGCAACATCGATGAGGATCGCAAACTGACTTTAGAGATTCTGGAATACCTCGGCGTTACCGATGTCGTTGGATCTAATCACGGGGCGCGCGTTTATAAATCACTATCACGCCGATTGCCGGCATTTATGAATCTGCCTGAGCTGCGCTATGACAAGTTTATGGGCTATGACAAGGCTGGTATTAAGTACCATCCAAACGGTTTTGACTTTGCTCCAGGTTGGCATACTTGCCACGGAGACGCATTCCCGTTATCTAATAAGCCTGGACAAACAGCCCTAAATGGTGCTATGCGTATGGGTAAATCAGTCGTATCTGGACACACTCATAGACTTGGATTATCAGCTCACTCAGAAGCCTCTGGAGGGCGTTACGGGCGCATTGTATGGGGAGTTGAGGTAGGAAACCTCGTAGATCTTTCAAGCCCTGGTATGGGCTATACAAAGGGTTATGCAAACTGGCAGATGGGCTTTGTTGTAGGCACATTGCATGGCAAGCGCTTTACGCCTGAGTTAATTCCAATCGATCCTAAAGACGGATCATTTATCTATCAGGGCAAGCGCTGGGGCTAAAGGTACAAAGTAGGTCTAAATTTGGCTCCAAATGTACCTTAATAGTCCAAAAGGTAACATTGAATCCAGTATAGTTTTCTTACGACTGGTAGGCGAGCACGACTTAACTTCCAAAAGTGTAGGGGACTGTCGTGAGTCCACCTACGGCCAGTTGTCTGCCATTGGCTAGGGTTTTCTGAGTCGCACTCAGCCCCTAGCCTTTGTGCTTAAATCGTTATCGTTTCGTTATCTTATAAACGTGTAATTGTCTGATAAGTGTGAGACCGTAATCCATGTCAGACCCCAAACAACTGACACGGGAGCAAAAATGAAGCAAACACTAACAAATGAAATACTTGATACAGCTGTTGAATATGTCAATAACGGCTGGAAAGTCCTGCCACTAAAGCCAAACTCAAAAGATCCTCATTTTGACCTAATCAAGCGAGCATACCTTGATGCCTCAAATGACCTAGATGTAATCAAGTTTTGGCACAAGATGGATCCAAACATGAATATCGGCATTGCTTGCCAGCCATCAGGCTTGGTTGTCTTTGATGTCGATTTCCGCAATGGTGGAGAAATCATCGAGGAACTAACTCCAACCTTTACAGTCAAGACCGGTGATGGATTTCATTTCTATTACAAGGCACCAGTTGAGACACTATTTAAAGGCACACTACAAGAGGGTATCGATATCAAATGGAAGGGTTATGTAGCTGCTGCTCCATCAATCCATCCAAACGGCAAGACTTATGAAATTGTAAATGCTATGGAACCACAAATTATCAATGAGGATCTACTAGAAATGGGAGCAAAGTAAATGGATCTACAAGTACCAGTAATAGTCTTATTACTAATTGCTAATGTTTTATGGTTTATTGTTGGTTGGGGCAAAGGCTTTCAGGAAGGCAAGCGTGAAGGCTTAATTGTAGGCAAGAATTACCAGCACCAGCCAGTCAAGCACGATATTTACGCAGTTCCAGCCGATGTAATTGAGTTGAACAGTGCGCGCTAATGACATTCTTGACGAAGCCAAAGACCTCATCCAAGACCGAGGCAAAGATTACGGCTTGGCAGCTCTCAATCATCTTCGAATCGCCAAACTCTGGTCAGCCTACCTTGAGCGTAACATCGAGCCTCACGAAGTCGCAATCTGTATGGCACTTGTCAAAATCTCACGCTTACAAGAGACAAGCCTCCACGCAGACAGTTACAAGGACGGCGCAGCATACATTGCGCTCGCTGGACAGATTGCATCAACTGATTGGAGTGACCTTGACAGTTATTAAAGCTGCTCCTGGCGTTTGGTGCGATTATTGCAAGGTCAGATATGGCACTAATTCACCATTAGGACAAAAAGGTGCCAGTTACACAGTTATCTCAAATCATCCCCGAAGCCAAGGCGTACGCAGACACTATTGCAATGCTTGCGCCATCGAAGTACAAACCTGGGCAGATGGATCCGTATGGTCGTTGCCCGAACAAACCGAATATCTAATGGGACAGGATGAATTACCAAATGTTTAATTTAGCCGATTACGAAACAGTTGAAACCCGTTTAGAGAAGTTTATTAAGGACTTCCCGGATTTCAGAATATCAACAGAGTTGGAGTCATTTCAAAATGATCGATTTATTGTTAAAGCATACCTATATAGAACTTTCGCAGATAGCGTGGCGTTTTCCAGCGGATACGCTGAGGAGAAGGTTACTGATCGCGGTGTTAATTCAACTTCAGCGCTGGAAAATTGCGAGACTAGCGCGATCGGTCGGGCGCTTGCAAATGGAGGTTACGCAGCTAAAGGT